CCTTTGTTTCTTTGTCTAGTCTTTTTAAATTCTTTTCAACGTCCGACCACTTGCTTGGGTAACGTATATAATCATTACGTTCTGCATAAGCATCAATACTAAAGTTAAATCTTACTTCTTTGAAATGATCCCATAGTTTAAAAAGTTTATCTGGAAGTTCTAATCCGTTTGAATTGTAACGTAGGTTTACTTGTCTTGCTAATCCTTCTTCAACTAAAAACTCTAAAATTTTATAATGCTCTGGAATCAACAAAGGCTCACCACCTGCAAAATATAATTCTTGTATATGCTTTGCCTGATCCTTCATTGACTCTATGAACGATCCTTTTTTGTACCAACTGTAATCATATTGATCATTCCAACCTTGATCCTTAACAAGATCCTCATTTTTGTATTGAGGATATTGTAGTTTCCATTCTTTTATCCAACTTGAACTATCATGTGGACTACACATAACACATTTAAGTTGACATAGGTTTCCTAAACGCAAATCAAAGTAAGGAATATTTACAGGAGCAGTACCATCTGCTTTAGTTTGCTTAACTAATTTTTGTAAGTCTAAACGTTGAGCCCATTCTGTAGTTTCCCATTGGCGTTTACTTCTAATACCTTTTGCTTCTTCGTTAAAACATTTTGTACAACTAGTAGGTATTTCACCTGCAATCATTTGTAATCTTGTTCTACGCATATGGCTACTGTTAAACACTTCTTCTATTGTATGGTCACGTAGATTCATTGCCACGCCATCTTCCTTGACAAGTCCTGCTTCTTTCTCATCTGTTTTTCCTGCGCCACTGGCATTAGCAGTGCAACATACTCTAACATCTCCGTTAGGCCGCGTTGCTAAATGTATCCAAGGTAGTGGGCAAAATGTTTTACTCATTGTCTTTCCTAAATATAAATTTTATGTTACAGTAACCACATACTGCTTCACCATTTTTTAAAGTATAATAAACTTTAGGATGGTCATCATTCTCGCCTGTGCAAGATATGTGGTCTTCTTTTACATAAACTACTTTCATCTTTTCCTTCCGCAAATTAAAAACCTTTTGTATTTTGGTAATTCTAATTCTTCTTCCAAGTCTACTTTCAGTTTTGACTTGCGTTTAAATTCTCCTAGATCGCTCATACAATTTACGTGTTCTTCATGTTCTTTAAAGTTATTGCTTTGTAAAACAACGTACACATCATTTGGTATGTTAGATAACCAGGTATTGTATTGTTCCTGTGTTATGTGTTCACAACTAGTATTAATTACCATGTAAGTATCGTTATCAGGCTTATGTGTACACATATCCTCGGTTACTGCTGTAAATCTTCCTTCCATCTCATAACGTTTATTCATAGTGGTTGCGATGTCTTTGCACTTAGGATCAATATCAACACTAGTAATATGTTTTATACCTAATGAACTATTAAACAACATTGTTGATAATACTCCATACCAACCTCCATACACCACTATCTTTGCATTCTTAACATTACAATGATGTGCAACTTGCTCTATCAACCAAGACTTGCTGTTCAACTGGCCTCCCCAGAAACATTCTAATACCCTATCTCTATCATCACTGTTTCTAATGCCGTCGGCCCAAAACTTAATATCTTGTATATCAATCTTCATTAAAATCCTATCCTGATTCCTATGTTATGATTATCCCTTACAACATCATAATTATAAACAATATTATACGTGTGCCAGACACTTCTATATTTCTGTGGTATCATCTTTGTTGCTTCATAATGAGCAAAGCCTCTAATAATAAAATACGTAATAACTTGCAATTCATTTGGATGTTTTCCTAGTATAGGATTCTTTTCATAGTAATCATCGTTATTTGCTATTTCTAAAGTTTGCAACATATCTATTGTTTGTAACATATTAAAAGCAATAATACCTTTTTTATCTGTTTCTGTCAATGGTTCTTTGTAATACTTTGATAGTTCTATTGCGTTTGCATCTTTGTATGTTATAATCACTAATAGAAGAAACAGTACATATATTGCTAATAACGTTCTTAATGGTTTCATATTTTCCTTATTTTTTTAATTAATAATGGTAGATAAACAAATACGCCTACGACAGTCCAAAATGTTGCCAGTACTGCAAAATATAATTTCCAGTTAGCGATGTCTATTGCTATACCTATCGTTACTCCACCTATCCATACATAATCTAATGTAGCATGAAAACGTTTCCAATTACTTCCATACTTGGCCATTAGTGCTTCTCTTTTACGTGCGAACCACGGGTGTACATGACGCATTATTACAAAGCCTTCATTTAACACCATTACCATAAATCCAATCCAAAATAACATCTTATGTCCTTTCTATGAATTGTTCGTTTAGTTTATCGAACGTGCCGCATTGGCGACTGCATTCTTTTAGACCTGTTGTTGTCCAACAACTGCTAATTTTATTAAAAAATCCGCTATCAAATATTTCTTTTAATGATTGCTTTTGTAAATTAGGAATAGTATTAACCTTTGTCATATAATCTATTCTACTTTGACTGTGTTGCGGAATCCAATCTAAATCTAACCAACAGCATGGTGAAATGTTTCCATTTGCACCTACATACATTTGATTGTCTTGTTTTGCTTTACAATTAATTGTAGGCAAAAATTCTTCTGCGGCTTCTTTTGCTGGCGCAATCATTTCTAAACTTTTCTTTGATGGCAGTAAAGTATGTGTAACATTGTATGAATCATCAATTACATCTAACTTACCATCTCTAAATCTTGTTGTGTGTTTTACACTGAATCCTTTGAATCCTAATTCTTCACTTAATTCTTTACATCTATCTACTTGATGTTCATTGTGTTTAAATACAAGCATATCCCATCTTGCATCACCACCTGCTTTAATAAACGTTTTTGCATTTTTAATAATCTTATTCCAATCAGTGTTAATTCTATACAATGCGTGTGTATCTGCTAAACCATCTATGCCAAACACTACCTTAACATTAAGTTCTGCCAACTCCTTCCACCACTTGTCAGTACGTCCACTGCCGTTAGTATGCATTTGTAAACTCATTTCAGGATTTAATTCACGCATATATCTAAATATTTTATTTGTATCTTTAGCAATCATAGGGTCTCCGAGATTGCCACACATATAAACATGGTTAAGTTGTTTAATAAATTCTACAGGAAACCATTCTTTAAAAATATCCAATGTAATTTCTTCTAGATATAAACTATCCAAGAGAGGTCCACCTTGGAGTCTTCTAGGACACATAGGACATCTAGCCTGACATTTAGATGTAACTTCTAAGTGTATAGATTTTATATCTTTATAATTATACATTCTTTTCCTTTGGTATTTTACTGTCTGCACTACTAACACAGGACGGAGTAATACACGGCATTGGTCCTTTAAATAGTTTAAATCCTTCGTCTAATGTGCCTAAAGGTTCATCATGGCAACTATATGAACGTTTTACTTCATTGCTTCTTATGATACAACTTTGATATCCACTGTTACACATCCAACCTTTAAATTTATTAAATCCAAAAGCATTCAATCTTTCTGCTTGATCAATCCAATACTCTACTCCCGCATCATCATATAACGCCACCTGATAGGCTCCTTGTACACTTTCGTTTTGTAGTATTTCTTTTTGGGTTTTCGTATAACCATCCACGACAAAACTAGCAGTAGGATCAGACTGAGGCTTGAGTGTAACATGAAGGCCCCTATCACTAAATCGTTTACTTCGTTCATAATATTCCTCCCAGTGTTCAGGCACCATTACCTGATTGATCGTTACAAGGACATCATTGTCCTGTAAATATAAAAGTTTGTCACCAAACTCTTTTTCATTGGCAAATTCCGCATGGAAACTTGCAGTAATACTTCTTCGATCCATTACGTGGGTAGCATCTAACCAACGTGTCCACCAACGTTTAGCAGGACTACAATTACTTGTCATATGGATACTTAAATATTTGCTTTCATAATCTTCATAATGTTTAACAAGGTCAATAAACTTTTTATACGCAGTAGGTTCACCGCCACTAAAACTAAAATGAAACTTATCAAATCCGTTTGCTCTTGCTTGACGTTTGATTTCATCAATAGCATTAGTATAAACTTCAAATGGTCTATGATCAACTTTACTACTTCTTGCATACGGCCAACAATAACTGCAATTATAGTTACAGAAGCGACCAAGAATCCAGGACACAGAAAACAACTTGTTTTCCAACATAGTCCTTTGGCCTAGTTTGACAATCTTATCAAACGGTATATTTTGCATACTGCTCATGTAACCATTCCCAATCATTTATTAACCGAAGATCACTCCCCCTAGAAAGGCCAAACTCCATACCAGCGGTAGCGCCTGCCAAAGCGTATTTGCCCATAGGTCTATCGTGTCCCACGGTTGTCCAAGTTTTAAGTCTTTCATTTGTTTCTCCTTCTTCTTGTCTATCAATTGTTTTACTTGCAAGTTTGACACATTCCCTAAAAGCACTTTTCCAAGTATTAAAAGGATCTGTGTCAAATCTTGTTATGTTGCTGACCACAGGCATCGGCTTGAATTTTTTGCTGATGCTTGTAGTCATGTCGGGTACGGTGACGTCAACCTTTTGTGTGAGAGTCTTAGGTAATAGTTTTACGCCGCCGTACCCGTATTCCAAGTTGTTTATAGGATTTCTACTACGCCATACATGGACGCAATCTAAGTCCCACTCGGAAACCTTGTGATCAAAGTTAAAATCATCTACTATTTCTGCATCACCGTCTACTGCATAAAACATTTTAGTAAATGATTTGTTTGCCGCCTCTATGTGTGCTTGGTGTATTCCTTTTACACCATGTACACGTTTTGCCATTGGGAAACGTTCCTTTAATGCTTTCCAATTGGCTTCTGCATTAGGCTCTTGATAACTTATAAAAATTATATCAAACATTTTACTTTGTCTTTAAATTGTTCAAATGCATCATAATGAATCTTAGGTCCATCATGTTGCAAATCTCTTGCTAAATCTTTATGTGTGTTTACAACTTTAAATATCTTTTTCGTTCCGTAGTCAGTTGTAAAATCACCTTCCCACGTCCAATGAAACACAGGAACTCCTAGTGCTGACCATAAATTATCTACACTGAAAAGATCCTTCATTGACTGTATGACTTGTTCACCTGTTTCTTGAATATATCTATTCATGTACCAATCAGTATCACGCATTGCCATACTTTCACTTGTTTCTTCCTTGTTTACATTCCTATCTTCTAGTCTAATACCTTCTTCACAATGAAATCCAAAACTTTTTCTATTAATTTGTGGCCACTGTACAACTACTAGTTTAGGTTTTACAAATCCAGATCTTTTAAAAAGTTGTGTGTTAAAATTTATTATGTCTGGTCCTGTACCTGCTTTTGCAAGATTCCTATAATCTAATTGCAAATAATCTGCTAAATGCTTACACCATATTTCTTCTTCATATAAACCTACTCCTTCTGTATAACTACAACCAAAGACAAGCATATAAGGATCCATATGTAAATTGTTAAATTCTTTAGTCCTATATCCTAAACTATTAAATTTATATTTTAATTTTCCTTCGCTATCATAATAGTTCCAGTCTGGTTTATTAGTTTGTGCATAATTTGTTTGTGTATCTCCTTGATACCAATCTAGTTCTAAATTTACATAATTAGATACAAGCAAAGGTTTGCCTTTTCTAAGATATAACATTTTCATAACCTCCTAGTTCTTTAATTGTATCTGGTATGTAGTTTTCGTCTTTAGATATTTCTAATAATCTTTGGTGGTTAAATTCTAGTTTGTATTCTAAGGATTTATACATCTCTAAATATTTTTTTGGCGTTGTAACATTATTCCTAATTTCTTTTACTATCTTACTGGCCCTAGTTTTGTTATACCATTCATTATCAAATGTATAATCAAAAAGTTCATCATATAATTTAAATCCTAATCTTTGTAGTACTTTGTGTATGCCTCTTGCACCATGTATGATAAAAGGTTTTTTGTAAAACAACGGCTTTGCTGTTTTTTCTGTGATAAAAATATTATCAACACTAGATTCATTTACTAGTTCTATAAAACTTTGACTATATTCCTTAGGCATATTATTAAAGTGATCAAGTTTATCGTTAAAATTATCAAGGATTGATGTTTGTTGTTTCCAATGTTTGAAATTATAATCTGGTTCTATCTTATTCCAAGAGTATGCACCCATACCTAATATTCCATCTTTGGCAAGATTGTCCATCATTCTGCATCTGTGTTCCCAAGGACGATGATTGAGTGTAATAAAAAGATACTCAAAGTCTGTGTGGTTTACGGTGAAGTTTGCATCGTTGCAACTTTTTACGGTGTGTGACATCCAAAACGTGGGCCAATATTCTACTGTGCTATATGCTGGCCAATTAATCTTGCTATCAGGCCAACCTCCTGAAACAAAAGTACATTTATTACTGCTTCTTTTCAAAGCACGACTTATACGTTTGATATCTTTCTTTTGGTCAAATCCCATAAGTTCCATTTCCTCTGCACCAAGAACTCTTATATGACAACCACGCAACCTCTCTATCATTTCCATAAAATGGCTAGGGGACCAGTCGTCAGACCACATTTTGATATTATATAAACTCTCACTCACACATATATTTATATACGCACATTATAAATATTGCTATGTTCGAGATAGTGAGAGACTTTGAAAAACGTATTGCAGAGTATTATAATGCACCTTTTGCCGTTGCAACAGATAGTTGCACCCATGCATTAGAATTATCATTTAGATATGATAAGGAACATAATAATATTACACAACCAAAAGTAACTTTACCTACTAGGACATATATTAGTGTACCATTTACACTAATGAAATTGGATATACCATGGACATTTATTAATGTTCAATGGAAAGAATATTACTTCTTTGGTGGAACAAGAATTGTTGATGCGGCAGTTTTGTTTACACCTAACACTTATATAAATGGTCAATTGATGTGTCTAAGTTTTCAACATAAGAAAATGTTAAGTTTAGGAAGAGGTGGTGCTATATTATGTCCTAATGAAGATGAATACAATAAACTTAAAAGTATGGCGTATGACGGAAGAGATGATAGTAAACCGTGGGCAGAACAAAACATTAAAACAATAGGATACCATTATTATATGACTCCTGAAACTGCTCAATTAGGCATTGAAAAAATCAAGACTGCTGTACCAAACAAACTATGGACAAGTAAAGACTATCCTTACTTGCCTGAGATGGAGGTATTTCGTAATGTCTTATAACGAATGGGATCAACTTAAAAAAGTGATTGTTGGCGTAGCCGACCATGCGAAAATTCCTGATATCGATATTAGTTTGCGTTGTGTAAATTATGCAGATAAATTAGATGAAACTGAAATAATTAAAGGCCCATATCCACAAAGAGTAATAGATGAAACAAATGAAGATTTAGATACACTTTGTAAATTTTTACAAAATGAAAACGTTGAAGTTTTACGTCCTGAAAGAACAGACTGCAAGTATTATAATTATTGTCCAAGAGACAGTGTATTTGTATATGGTGATTTACAAATGGCAACACCCATGCCTATTCGTGCAAGACGAGGGGAATGGAGAGCATTTGAGCATCACTTGACCAATCCTGTAAACATACGTTGTTACCACGAAAGTGCATTGTATAATACAGATTGTATAGGAAACAAAGACGTACTTGCACTAACTGAATTTGAACCTGCCTTTGATGCCGCTAACATTTTAAGAGCAAATGAAGATGTGTTATATCTTGTAAGCAATAGTGCAAATAGATTAGGCAGTGCGTTGCTACAAGGAGCCTTGGGCGATAAAGCAAAAGTGCATAAGTTAGAAAATGTATATAGTTTTATGCATCTGGATAGCACGGTTGCTTTTTTAAAAGAAGGATTATTACTTGCCAATCCAACTAGAATTAAAAGCAAAGACGATTTGCCAGGACCATTTAAAAAATGGGATATTATATGGTGTCCTGAACCTGTTGATATAGGGCATTATCCTAGATATTGTAATTCCAGCACTTGGATTAATATGAATCTTTTTAGTGTAAATACAAAGTTAGTTGTACTTGAAGAACAACAAGAACCAACTAGAATAGAATTAGAAAAACACGGTATAGAGTGTGCCATGTTACCCATGCGTCATAGTCGGACACTTGGTGGGACTTTCCATTGTGTGACGCTTGACTTAGAAAGGAAGACTGATGTATAACCAAAAAGTAAAATTTAACTACGATTGCACAAAGTTTGTAGACTGTAAATATCCTGATGAGTCATCTTGCATTAAACATCAAGTACATGAACTCACAGACATACACGAAAAGTATGGAGGTTTTCCTGATACCTACACAATGGGTAACACTAAAATACACCAACGTTGGTGGAATGATGATGAACTAGACTTTACTGAAATAGGCGATCTATTAGGCATGGATGCAGTAACTATTAGCAGTATTAAACAGCCGCCAGGACAAGTAGTACCATGGCATAGAGACACATTCTTTTTATTAAAAAAGAAATTTCCTAAAAGACCCCAACCTGTAAGAGCACTTATCATGTTAGAAGATTGGAAAGTAGGACATTTTGTACAACACGATGATGCTGTATTCACTCACTGGTTAGCAGGTGATGGATATATCTGGGACGAGGACATTTTACATCTTGGTGCTAATGCAGGTATGGAAAACAAATATACATTGCAGGTATCAGGTTTCATAAAATGATCAAAGGGCAAATTGCTGTAACATGGACAGAAGCAGATTATAAAAATTTGCAGTGGGTAACCAATGAAGTACATGAAGAAAAATTCAACGCAACAGTAGACACAAACAATTATAATGTTGGTGTGTATATGTGTTTTGAAAATTTACCTACAGTGTTTCAAGATGCAGTAAAAGAATTTAATCTAAAAAAGGTTGTTGTGGCAGTTAACAAACTTACTCCAGGACAAATTTTACCTTATCATACAGACAAATATCAAACGTATAAAACTAGAAATAATATAACTGATAAAGATGAGATTGTAAGGATTATTGTTTTCTTACATGATCAAAAAGCCGGACATCAGTTATGGATTCAAGATAATATATGTGTAGGACCAGCCGGCAGTTACTTTGGTTGGGGTAAAGGTGTAGAGCATATGGCGGCTAACCTTGGAAATGATGATAGATATATATTACAGGTGACTGGAATAAAATAATGAAACACACACGACCTAAAGACTTTGGCGACAAATGTGCATTGTTTTTCACGATGCGTTTACGTTGGATAGCAGATACTTTCTTTGCTAAACGTTACGGACACAGAGCAGTTGTATTAGAAACTGTTGCTGGAGTTCCAGGCATGGTTGCAGGTATGTGGAGTCATCTGCGTAGCCTAAGAAAAATGAAACCAGATGATAGAGGTTGGATCAGAACATTATTAGCAGAAGCAGAAAATGAACGTATGCATTTAATGATATTCATTGAGATTGCAAAGCCTAATTGGTTTGAACGTTGGATGATAATTCTTGCTCAAGCATTGTTTTGGCATTTTTACTTGATACTTTATATTTTCTTTCCAAAGGTTGCACATAGAATGGTAGGTTACTTTGAGGAACAGGCAGTAATAAGTTATACATCTTATCTCAAAGCAATTGAACTAGGAAAAATAGAAAACATTAATGCACCTGATATTGCAAAGAATTATTATAACTTACGTCCAGATGCTAAACTTAGAGATGTTGTAATAGCAGTACGTGAAGATGAAAGAGGTCATGCACAAGAAAATCATAGAATGGCTGATGTCATTAGGGAAGACAAATAATGGACTTTGCACAAGGGTTATATTACAAAAACTTTCCAGCAACCAAACCTCCCCATAGAATAATACCAAGATTTCAACAGTTGTTTAATGAAAGTTTCTTACGTTCGGAAACAAAACCTTTCTTTCTATTTACTGGTACTAATAATATCGCTCAATTAGAACAGTTGTTCCTTAATAGTAAGCAAGTAAAACGTCTAGATCAACAAGGATTAGACTTTTACATTTATGAGCCATTATCCAGTTATCAAACTAAACCACATAACAGAGATTTTTACAGTGAATTTACTGATACAAATCCACAACTTTATGCAGATGAACTAGATAGCATACAAAAATTTAAAAACAAATATGGTATAAGGAACATAAATGTTTACACTTGTGATTACCAAGTTAAAAAATACTTTCAAAAACAATATCCAGATTTAAATTTATATTGTTTAGATATATTTTTAAGAGATTATTTTCCAGGATCTAAAATTAATGATGAAGTAAAACCAACAAAAAAATTTGTTTGTACAAATTGGCGTTATACTAAACACAGACATATTATTATGTGTAACTTACATAATAAACCAGGACATTACAGTTGGCAATTTAAGGCGGACAAAAAACTATTGCAAGATAACACATTTTTAACAAAAGAATTTTGGATGTCAGTACATAATAAAAACACTATGAACGGACTTGCTGAACTGAATTTAAAAAGTCCTATGTCAATTGACCTTGCTCCAACCGAAAGTAAGTATGTTGAGCCTCATTTAGGAACAAAATGGCCAGATGATCAGGATAAAAGATCGGCTAATTTAAAAGATGCGTATTATGACAGTTTCATTAGTATAGTAAATGAAACAAGATTTGCTCAACCCACT